TAAACCGTTGTCTGTAACTTGTAAATCTTTTGCACGACCAATAGGTTTGTCGTAGTTGTGATTGAATAGAATTATTGGATTATTTTTGAAATTCTCTAATCCACCTTTAGTCCAAGCATCGCTTTCGATAATATCTCCAGCTCTGTCAAGACCGTTAGTACTTGCTGATCCTTTAATTTCAACACCGCCATCGTCAGATTCGCCTAATGATTTAAAAGTGCTAGTCCAATGATAAATTTTATTCGACATCATTGTCCTCCACTTTCACCTCAGCTTTCTTTTCAACTTTAGGTGCTTGTTTAACTTCTGGTGCATCTACTACATCAACAGGATATCTTTTTGATACCACGCTTAGTACTCTACTCCAAGAACCAAATGCTCTTCTAAGTAAATAATCTTTAACAGGAACGTCTGCTCCTTTTGATTTATAAGTACGGAGATTCATAGGACCGCCTTCTTTTTTAAAATACTCAGAAAGAGTTTTTACCATTTTATCTTTTGTCATAATTATTCTTCCTCGCTTGGGGCAGACTCTGAAGGTCTACCACCTTGTTCTGGATTTGCAGCTGAGCCTGCTATATTCGCAGGAACTCTTGGTTCGTCAAATCCTTCAACAGGTTCCTTGCCTAATGCTTCTCTTGCTTCATTAGCACTTAAAATGCCAGTGTTAACAAGTGTTGCATAGTAGGCTGCCTGATCTCTCAACTCTGGTTGTAAAGCAGGAATACCTGTTACATCTTCAGATAGTGAAAAACCAAAAAATCTTTCTAGTGCATATCCTAATTTCTTAACTATAGGTAATACAGTTTCTAAGTAATAAAGTCTATGGTTTGGTCTTATGTTTGCATTATTACCTCCATCCATTAAAATTGGTGGTATGCCCATAGCTTCTAATATAATTCTTTCATTTGCTTTTATTGAGTCTGCAAAATCTAACTCTTTAAAGTTTACTTCAGTTAAAGGATCTACCTCTAAACCTCCATCTAATATCAATGGTCTTCTACCGCCTGTATTAGGATTATATCTCATACTCCATGCTTGCATCATTCTTTCTTTTACTTTCTCAGAAAGAGTGTTTGGGCTCTTAAGTACTAATCCAGGAACTGCTCCATTCTTAAAGAAGTTATCCTGAAAGTTTCTCATACTTGCTAGTAGTTGCATAGTTCTATATGCAGGTTTTAATCTTGGCACTCCTCTATATATGGAGTTAAAACTATTTTCTTTTATATGAATAATCTCGCTTGGACTATAATCTATTGAGTTATCATATGAATACTTTTCTACATAAGTACTATCATCAGTATAAATAGTAATTTTATCTGCTGGTAAGTGATATAAATGCGCTCCATCGAAATAAATAAAGATGTTTCCATCTATAAGTAAGTCTATGATTAGGTTTCTTTTAAATGCGCTTATATCTTGAAAAGGGTTTGGTTCTACATTTAGTAATAAATCAACTTTAGATCTACGAATATTTTTAAGAATATTGTTAGTACCAACTATCTTTTCGCCTACTGCAAATGGAATTTCAGAAACATCGTCAACTATCATGTTCACTGCTCGGTTTACAATTTCTAGTTGTTCATAAGCATTTCTATAGTTAGTGATTATTTCTCGAGAATCAACAGTCATACCCTCATTTCTGGATATTACGTATTGAGCGGGATTGAGTTTTTCCTCTCTATTAATCCCTAAAAATCTATCATACCATGCCATATTTGTCTCTCTGTTTCTCGACCCATCTTTTTTGTTTCTCTGCGTGTATCAACTTGGGTCTTTTACCATATATTGAGTGTAACTTCATATGGTGACTGTGGCAGAGTGTGACTGTATCTTCATAAAGTTCTTTATAGTGTTCATCAATAAAGGCTTGTCGAATCTCTAGTATTTCTTGCTCGTTGTTAATATTTAATTTATTCTTTTTTATCCAAGTTTCTAGTAGTTCTGTAAGCCCGTGATAATGATGAAAATCTAAATTTTCACTGTCACCACAAATATAACAATCGCTTGATTTCTTATATTGTGATTTTGCTTTGTCTCTTACGTATTTAACTAAGTCTCTTTTGAAATTCATATTTCTACTCTTAATTAGAATTATACCAAAAACCCACAGCAAATGTCAAGAACTGTTTTTGGTAGGTGTTATTAAAATGTGGTGGCTGTGGTTTCGAATGTATATAAGGCGTATCGCATAGCATCTGCCATATGGGATGCCATGTTATGTTTTGGCTTCTCTTTCATTAAATTAGGGTTTGGATCCCATTGGTACTGGTCTAATGATATCAGAGCTTCTTTGCAAGTTTGATTAACTATAAGTTCATCATTGTCTACTACAGTTGCTACGTGGCCAATTCCATCAAGTACTGATTTTTTAGCATTAATAGTACTAATGTCGTAATTCTGTGCAAAGTCGAATCTTGTTTGTTGAGCTGCAGAGTCAATATAAATATAATCAATGTCCCATTTATGAATTAATTTTCGAATCTGTGTAGCATGCTGTTCTGTAGTCTTTTCTGCATCCATGTACTCATCTATTAAGTAATATTTTTTGTTGTCCCAGTCATATGCTATAACGCAGAACGCTGTTGGATCTTTATACCCTACGTCAAGTCCTGCAAAAACATCCATACGACTTACGTCTATTTGTGAAAGATCTGCAATGCAATCTTCATGGTTAAATGCCCATACTTGTCCTTCGTAAACATTGAAGTCTGCCATATACTCTTGAGCGAACTCATTTGCAGACATTGTTTTCTTTGCTTCTACAATATCGGACTCTGATACACGAGGGTTCTCGTGATAAGTGGCTTTTACACTACACCACTCTGGAAACTCCTCACTGTGGCCTCTATAGTAGAACTCAGCAAAATAATTGTTTCTACCACGCGGTGTGGATATAAATATTGCTTTAGAGTTTTCTTTATCTAGTGTGGGCCTGAGCGCAACATTGAAAGCATCCCTCCCGTCTGTGAGAGCGGCCTCGTCGAATATGATGAGATCATAAGATCTACCCACCACCGAATCAACTTGATTAATGGAACCCATACGAATGGTAGAGTTGTTAGATAATTCAATAACTTTGTCTTTTGCATTGTCTCTTAATACTTCTAAATCAAAATGTTTAATTAGATTTCTTTGCAAATCAAATGATATTTGCGATAATGAATAGTTTGGTGACATTAATAGTACATGACTATTAGGCACTAAACATACCAGTTGTCCTATAATATTAGATATATACGTTTTACCTTGACGACGTGATACAGCTGCACATACGAAGCGATACTTCGGGCAGTTGATTGCGTTGATAATTGCTGTTTGAGATGTGTTAGGTTCTATTCCTAATAGCTCTAAATACTCCGTGATTGGGAGCTTTATGAAACGTGATTCTTGGTCTAAATCCATTAGATAATCACTAACTATATCTGTACGACTAATTTCTATCAATGCAATATCTCGTCTGGAAAAATATTATAGTTATCCTCGGATTCCAGTTCTCCGAGTTCTAACATCTTTGCGTATAAGTAACAATACGAAGCAGAAACTTGTTTTAACTTTTCTTCTGCTGTTGTTAATTCTCTCTTCTCTTCTACAGTCATTAATTTTTGTAGAAATTTTGTTGCGTGTGCTGCTCCTTCATCTAACCAAAGTTTGGTTCCGTTAGCTTGCATTATTTTCTCCTTTTTATTCCTCGTACATATTTTTGAGACTTAGGTGGCATCTTTTTAGAACCACCCTTGCCTGCCCAAAACACTTTATTTGCCCAATAAGCTGCGGAGCTTTTACCCTTAGCTATGTTCTTTCTGTGTCTTGCCTTGAAGCTTTTTCTTGCTTCGGGACTATAGTTATGTCCCATGCCTTGTGCACCAAAGCGAATGATCTTCACCTTTCCGCCAACCCTAACACCTACCACAGCTTTTTTCGTTTTGTGTTTAGGCGTTCTTTTAGGTTTATTTAGTCTAGTTAGCCCGGCTCTTTTGAGCCTTGCCTTTTCTGCTTTTGTTAGTGCCATGTTTTTTATTTATAGTAAATTTCTTTACTACTTTATCAAGTCTTCCAGACTTCATAAGTTTATTTAATTTTTTAAAGATACTATCTTCTTCTCCTTCTCGTTAGTAATTTGCTAGGAGTTTTCTTCCCAAACTTTGCCCTTTTAGGGTTTACTGTTTTACCAAACCTTGGTCCTATTGCTTTAGGTGCTGCTCCATAGAACCCACCTGGTGTGGACATTGGAGATTTAGTATTTACAAAAGTTCCTGCTGCTGCATTCATGTCTCGAGTTACGCCTCTTTTTAGGACATGCTTTCTCAGCTTGGAAGTTGAGTGAACACTAGGTCCGCTTAAAAATCCGCCTTGTCTTGCCATTTTTCTATTCCTTTCTACTCTAACGAGTACTTTGGCTTATTAGCCTGTTAATGAGAACCTTATTCTGAGGGGTTCTCGGTAATTTTGTTAATGTTTTTATAGTATGTCCCCATACTAATTGTTCGAGTACAGCTTTCTTTAATCTCTCCGAAAGAGATAAAGTTTTCTCTATTTCCGTACTTAAGTTTTGCATCGCTAGTCCTATTCGACTTAGCTAATGTATTTTAGCTTTTTGCTTTTCTTTCAGCTGCTATCATTTTATCTTTGATATCAACTTCACCATCCCAGTTTTTGTCTTTCCCTGTAATGATGTTTATAAATTGAGTCCATTTGACTTTAAGCCACTCCATTTATTTTCTCCTTCTTTTTGTATAAGTCCTCACTCTAGTAGGTTTGCCGCCGACGCCTTGAGCTTTTGCTCTTTTTCTTCGTACCGCAGACTTCTTTTGTGCTTTACTCATTGTTTTTGCTCTAGCGAGAGGTACGCATTTAGGATATCCTCGCCTCGATGTTTTTGCAGACTTACGTCCACAAGGTTGATATCTGCCTTTCTTTTTAGGTCTTCCAATATCTACCCATTTTTCTTTAAACCATTTACTTAGTCCACCTTTAGGTTTTGCCATTACTTTCTCTTACGTCCAGTACCCATACGATACCTTCCGCCCTTGGCTTTATAAGTTTTTACTAGCCAACCATTAGCATACGCTGATGGGTATACTTTGAACTTTCGTTTGGCTTGTGCCTTAATCCTAGCATATAGCTTGGGATTGGTAGGCACAGGCTTCTTCTTAACTGCTTTCCTTCTTCTTCTACGTACAGCCATTACTTCTTCTTTTTACCCTTCTTTTTCTTCTTTGGTCTACCGACCTTTGATCCATAAGTTCCTTTTCCTTTTGGCATGCTTCTCTCCCATTATGTCCATTTTGGCGGTTCCAAAGGACACTCCGCCCATCTAATCTTTGTTTTGAGGGGCATAAAACATTTACACTTATCGCAAACTTTCCATCTACCTAAGTGAGGACATTTTTTACAGATCGCCATTCTTTCCTCAGGCGTCTTTTTCTTCATCTTAGTTTTTTAGGTATTTTTTGTCTTCTTGTTCTTTGTAGGTTTTTCTTTTTTGCAAGTAGGATTCTGACTCTAGCAGATAGCTCTTTGGTTGGCTCGTCTACTACTTCTCCTACTTCAACTTGCTTTACTGCTTTTTGTAAAGCTTCTTCTATACTGTTTCCCATTTATTTTCCTGTTAATCTTTTTCTAGCTATTTCTGCATTTTCTTTCTTAGTAAAACCATGAGTTTCACCTTCGAACTCAAAGTAGAATAATCCATCGTCTTTTTCAAATATTTCTACTTTCTTTGAACTTGTTGCTTTTATATCTTTTGTTTGGTATTGTTTTTCCATGTTTTCTCCTAACTATGCATTGAGAGCATAGTCCATATGATGCCTCCACCAGCAGCCATAATAGTGCCAGCAATAGTAATTAGTATTGTTTCTATTCTATTAACTTGACTTTCTATGTCGTCAAACTTGTTAAAGCAAGTCTTCCACCGTTCGGCACACACAGCCTCATGTTTCGCTAATTCTGCGGCCACCTCGTTTGCATCCATATTATTCCCCTGAAATCTGTCGAACTTTTTGTTCTTAGTAAAATTATATCAAAATCAGACCAGAAAGTCAAGTATTATTTTCTGATGGTGTATATTTTAACGGGTTCCGTCTTGCCTTTGACCGTTACTTCATCTAAAAATTCATAATCAAAACCATCAACTAAACTGTATTCGGATATGATAAGATCTGCATCATAGTTCTTACATGAAGATTCTAAGCGTGCAGCAAGATTAACAGCATCACCAAGAACGGAATAATCAAAGCGAGTGCTAGAGCCAAAGTTCCCCACCACACAGTCTCCCGTATTGATGCCAGCTCCTGTGTTAATTTGGTCAAGACCCTCCTGTCTAAGTGTTTCATTTAATTCTCCTAGTGCTACTCTCATTTCGATAGCACACTCTGTTGCTCTGCGTTCTTGCTCTTCCACATCGAGTGGTGCATTCCAAAACGCCATTATGCAATCTCCCATGTACTTATCAATCGTGCCTTCATGTTTTAAAATTATCTCTGTCTGGTTGTCAAGAAAACGATTGATTAAATGGGTTAAACCTTGAGGATTCTTCTGGTATTTTTCTGAGATTGGTGTGAATCCTCGAATATCTGAAAAAAGAAAAGTGAGTCGTTTAGTCTCCCCACCCAATCTCAGTAATGTTGGGTCTTCCTGTAATTTTTTGACGAGGGCCGGACTTACGTATGTCCCGAATTGTTGTTTGATCTGCAATCTCAATAAAAACTGCGTAATGAAATTCCTGAAAGTTATAATACTCCAGAATAAAAACCCGACTAAAATAGTGCCAGAAACGTCAACCAAATAAGAAGATTTCCACATTTCCAGAGTAAAGTAAATAAGGCCTCCAATAGTAATTAGTAAGACTGGAAGTGACAGCCATATGCGAGATGCTGTAATCCAAAGTAAGAGTAGAGCTAGAAGGGCGGCTCCTAACTCTACTGCTACATTCCATGTCGGGATGGACGGACTGTTTCCTTCTATAAGTGAATGAAGTATGTTTGCTTGAATTTCGTGAGGATAAACGGCTCCTTGTGCTGTAGGCACGGGATTGGTTACACCTTCGGCAGTGACTCCAAAAATAACAAAAGGAGCAGGTATTGGATTCTGCATATACTCTGCTGCAGTTTGTCTATAGAATTTAACATTTTGTTGTACCCATACTCTTGCGTTTGCATCGGTATGTATAAGTGGATAATTAGGAATACGTACCCATTCTACACCTTCACTAGTCTTGATTTGATAACTTGGATCACCGACTCCAACTCTCAACATCTCTAACGCAAAAGACGGATAAAGTCCGTTTTGACTACTTACGACTACGGGAACTCTTCTTACGATTCCGTCTAACTCTGGACTTGAGTTTATTAGTCCTACGCCTTGAGCGTATTCCTGAAATATTGGTAATTGTCTTAAAATTCCTGGATAATCTAATAGCCATTCTTTTGGGTCACCTCCTATTTGGGCTGTGCCTACATGAGGTCCAGCTTCTGATGCCTGTGTTGAAGCTGCGTAAGCTAAAACACTGGGTTTATTTGATAGTGAGTATGCAAGTGTATTGTCATACTCGCTACCGCGTAAATCGGGATCAGGCATGAGAATTGTGAAACCGGGCACACCCGCAGTCTTGTCAATCATGCTTGCGTATAAACTTCTTGGTAGTGGATATCCTCCATAGGCTTCTACTATTTCTTCATCTAAATCTACAAGAAGTATATTTTCGTTTTGTACTTCTGGAGAAGTCGACATTAGGTAATCGAATGTTTTTAACTCCAGTATTTGAAAAGGATAAGGATTCCAGATTAGGAGTCCAAGTGATAGTGTAAAAATTATTGGGTTTATTAATTTAGTCATGTCTTGCTATTATGTATGTATTGTTTATTAGGGCCAAAGTAAGTAGAGTATTCATAAAATAAACTACGTCTTCACTTCCTTCCTCAAAAGCCCCTGTCTTATGAAACGCATATGTTACAATAATTTTATGTGCTACAAGTTCTCCTAAGGCTGGTCGATCAGAAAGAAGAGGATTTACTTCTTTTCCGTACCCTCTGCTAACTGCTCTATGTGTAGTAGCTATATCTAATATACTCGCAACAGCATAGTATTTATGAGAAGGTTTTTCTAGTTTAAGTCCTAATGTAAATCTAGAATCTTCTAGTCTTTCTGCGTCTTCTTCAATTTGCTTATAGTCAAAGAAGTCGTCAGGTAATCCTTCAACCTGCAGATTGTCGTATGCGAATAGTGGAGTTGCCACCAGAATTAAGAATAATATTGTATGCTTTGCCATCTTGCTCTATAGTTATATTGTAACTTGTCTCGCCGTTGAGATCTAATTGTACTGATTGGATTACACTACGAATAATTGTTATTTGTTCTGCGTCTCCATAAGTAGTAATCTGAGTAGTTGGATCTTGTCCAAACAAAGTACCTTGTATATCTACTTCTGAGAATAGTTGAGCTCCACGTCCTTCTGCAATGGCAAGAGCATCCAATTCTTCTATAATCTCTAGTAAATCTTCTAAAAAGTTTACATCTAAGTAGTTGATGTCTAATTCATTAAACTCTAGTTTATCTTCTGCTAGATAGTCTACATCCAAGTCTTCGAACTCTAGGTAGTCTACATCTAATATAGCTCCTGAGTTACTTGCTGTTTCCTCCTCTGCAAAGTCTTTATTCTGCTCTGGAGGAGATACTATTAACATATTGTCAATAATATTTAAATTTAAGTCTAGTATTACGGGTTTAGTTGGTGTAGTCTCCCAAACGCTTGTAACTGTTGATTGGTACGGTTGATTTAATACCACCGACCCCATTGCTGTTGTAACAGTAATCTCACCAGATGAAATCCCAAACTCATCAGGAAGAAGAATAACCAAGCTCCTACCCAACTCGTCCACAGTAACAGTGAAATCAGTACCCCTGATACCGATATTTGAGGTTGGTGTTGAGATTGATATGTTTTCTTTATTGATCGCACCTATTTTTCCTGTTATGAAACGCGCTGTTCCACTTGCAAACTTCATAGACATCTTTGACTTGCTTGGATTTGGGTCAAAAATTATCTCATCTATTACAAGTTTGCTATGTTCTGTTAACCTTACAACTGAATCGTCTAAGAATGTTATACCGACTCGCCCATTAGCTGTGCGTACATCATCCATTTGTTCGATGTCAAAGTTTAAGGTAGTGTCGTAGGGCTTGTCTCTAAGTACTTGCCCTACTCCACGTAGTTCTGTA